AAAGCGTTCTATGCACGAACTTATGAACATCCCAGAGACTGCGTTGGGACAGGCACAGCCTATCTCTAACACCTCTGGTGTTGCTCTTTCTATCCAGTTCCAGCCTCTGATGAACCGTTACGCTCAGAAGTCTAGCCAATACGGCAAGGGAATTGAAAAGATTAACCAGCTTGTTATTCTAAACCTTGCCATTAAAGAACCACAGACAATGGTTTATAATCCTGATGAAGATGGGCCAATCAAGGATGGGCAGCTTCCACAGCTTGACCCTAATGACCCTATTACTTATAGTAACTACGTACAATTTGAACCTCCGCTACCTCTAGACAAGATTGTTATGCTAAATGAACTTCAGCAGAAGATGTCTATGGGACTTGAGTCTAAGGAAGGCGCTTTGCGTGCTCTTGGAGAAGAATTCCCTGAAGAGAAGCTGCAGGAGATTCGCACAGAACTTATTGCGGACGCTAAGTCTGAAGGTGCCCTTAACCTTGTTAAGGCCCAGATTACTAAGCAGCTTATGGACTTGACTGGTATGATGGTAGGGCCTGATGGTACTGCCACTCCTATGGACCCTATGATGATGGGTGATGGAGACGTCATGGGTGACGGACAAATGGGTCCTCAGGGCTCTGGAATGAATGCTGAAGCTGACCAGGCAGTAGCTCAGGCTCAGTTCCAGGCTGAAGACAGCATTAGGAATTCTTTGGTAACTGAAGCGTATGGAACACAACTTCCATCTCGTAGACAAGTTGACAAAGATTAATGTCTTACTTTAAGGCATTATTTAATTAGGTAACAAAATATACTTATGATGTTACTTAATAAGTACAACTGACAAGGTCATGTGGCACTAATACGGAAAACGACCAAGAGAATGAAAAGAGATTAATAATGGATGAAAACCTAGAAGTAGTAGAAACTACTGAATCAATTACTACTGAAGTTTTTGCCGAGGAGGTAGCAGTGCAGAACCAGTTCACAGTCGACGATATCGCGAAGGCTCGTGCTCAGGAGAAGGCAAAGCTATACCCACAGGTAGAAAAGCTACAGGAAGAACTTGCGGTCCTTAAGAAGGAACGTGAGGAACGTGCAGCCCTAGAGGCTGAGCGTGCAGCAAAGCGTCAGACTCGTGAGTCAGAGCGTGCAGCTGAACGCAAGAAGCAAGAAGAAGCAGAACTTGAAGTTCGCGATTTGCTTGCTAAAAAGGAACAGGAATGGGCATCAAAGCTTGAAGCTGAACGTCAAGAACGTGAGCGTGCTTTTGCACTTCTTGAACGTGAGCGTGAGTTCCAGGAGCTATCGGCTTACCGCCAACAGCGTCTTGAATCAGAACGCGACAACATCATTCCAGAACTTGTTGACCTAATTTCTGGAAATTCCCGCGATGAAATCGAGCAGAGCATCGCTGGTCTAAAAGAACGCTCTGCAAAAATCTTCGATTCTGTTGCGCAAGTCGCACAGCAGAGTCGCAAGGAAATGGCTGGAACTCGTATTACGAGCCCGGCCTCTGGACCCCTCGACAACGACTCGGACTCAAGAACGTATTCACCTAATGACATTAATAACATGTCAATGGCAGACTATGCGAAGAATCGTGCCAAGCTACTTGGCTCAGGTAAAAACAGTGGACAGGGATTGTTCGGGTAATAAACAACCTAATCTAACGACCGCTTCTGAAAGGAGCAAAAAATGGCAGGTTCTGCTGTTACCGGTACCGCTGCACTAGCTGGCGCGCCTACCGCTTATTCAGGTTCGAATAGTCAGCTTTCTCAGGCTATTCAGACCATCTGGTCGAAGGAAATTCTGTTCCAGGCGATGCCAATTCTTCGCTTTGAGCAGTTTGCAGTTAAGAAGACAGAACTAGGTGTATCACCGGGTCTGCGTGTTAACTTCCTTCGTTACAAGAACTTCACAGTGGACGCAACTCCACTGACTGAAGGTGTCCGTATGACAACCAACGCTCTAACCGCAGAGCAGATTGCTATCACCGTTGCTGAGCACGGCTATGCAGTTGCAGTTTCAGAACTGCTACTGAACGCTTCGTTCGACGACATCATGGCTTCTGCTTCACGTTTGCTAGGTCGTCACATGGCTCAGTACCTAGACGTACAGGCCCGCGACACACTATCTGCTGCTACCTCAGCTACCTTCGGTTACGACCGTTCAGGTATCACTGGTGGCGCATTCACTAACTACGACGAAGGTTCTGTAGGTACTTCGATTGGCTCTCTAGATGGTAACCACAAGTTGACCACTGGTGCAATCAAGGACTCAGCACTTGTTCTTGCTGGCAAGAACATTCCTCGTATTGGTGAAACATACGTACAGTTCATCCACCCTAAGCAGTCTCGTGACCTTCGCTCAAACCCAGAGTTTATCGAAGTAACTAAGTACGCTGCTCCTGGTAACTTCATGCTAGGTGAAATCGGTCGTCTATACGACGTCGTATTCATCGAGACCACTCAGGTCAAGAAGTTGGCTGCTAACCAGTCAGGTTACACCACTACTGGCCTAGTTGGCGCTCCAAGCGACCAGACATCATACGCTAACGGTGCTGTTAAGGTTAACACTAACCCAGGTGCAGGTGGAAACCCAGCTTCTGCTGATTACACCGCTGAAAAGGGTTATCTATCAGCTGCAACTGGCAACACTGCTGACGTTTACGAGTCAATCATGATTGGTGACAACGCATTTGGTCACGCAATCGCCCTCCCAGTTGAGCTACGTGACGGTGGTGTTCTAGACTTCGGTCGTGAGCACGCACTAGCATGGTACGCTATCTGGGGTCTCGGTATCATTACCGACCAGGCTATCAACAAGGTTTACACCAACTAATAGCCAAACTTAGTCGAGGGGGGGCCCCAAAAGGGCCTCCCCAACACAAACAAATAAATAATAAATAAGGAGAATAAATATCGTGGCAAATAAACCCACTAGTCCACAGGACGCAACAGGACGTGCAGCAGAAGAAGCTGCAAAGCGTAACGCGGCAGAGCTCCTAGCTCGCCAAGAAGAAATCTCAATCTCACGTCAGGCCGAGGCTATTAGTCTTGAGAATGACGTGTTTGACCCAAAGAATCCAAGTGAGCCACTTCTAATTGATGAAATTGAAGAAGTAGGCGTATCAGTAAATAACGACAAAGTGATTATCCGTACACATCATGATATCGAAGATATGACTTTCGGTGTGATTAACGGAACACCACAGAACTACACCTTTAAGGCTGGAGTTCGTTATTCTGTTCCTCGTGCTCTTGCACAGCACCTAGAAGCACTTGGTTACGTCTGGCGTCAGTAGTACGCCTCCAAAAGCTGTCCGTCCTGCTGGTCCCCGCCCTCCTCACCAGCAGGGCGGACTTTTTACCATGCATTTTATGGTATTTTAAGAGAACATAGTTATATAAGACTTTGGAGGATTGATGGCTACCACTTCTAGCCTTGTTGAAAGAGTTCGCCTTGAGCTTGGAGACGTTGGTAAATCCTTCGTAACTAAATTTGTTGCGGATGGTACAACCAATCGATTTAAACTGCACTACGCTCCCCTAGATGCAACTACTGTTGTTGTTTACGCTGGAACTACTGACATTACTAGCACAAGTTATGTTGAAGAATCTACCGGTATTTTAGTTACCGCTAATGTTTTGGCTGATATGACTGAGGTAACTGTTAGTGGAAGTTACTACAGATACTTTACAGGTGCAGAGCTAACTACTATTGTTAATGACGCTGTTGCGCAGCACACTAGTGGCCATATTGATTCTCTTGGAAGAAAAGACGGAATAACCAACCTACCTTTCATTGAAGAGTACCCAGTAGCTATTTACGCTACAACTATCGCTCTTTATACCCTAGCTACTGATGCATCGTTTGATATTGATATTCAAGCTCCAGATGGTGTCACTATTCCTCGTGCTGAACGTTTCCGTCAACTTATGGAGATGGTTCAAACTCGTCAAAACCAATATCGTGAACTATGTGTTCACCTTGGTGTTGGTATGTACAAGATTGACGTGTTTAGCCTTAGACGAATTTCTAAAGCTACTGGACGCTACGTCCCTATGTACAAGCCTCAAGAAGTCGATGACCGTTCGTACCCACAAAGGTCAGATGTTCCAGCCCCTACTTACGGTGACAAGCCAGTTGAATGGCCTACTACTTCAGTAGAGCTTACAGCATACCAGGGTCGCTCATTCAGTACCTCACTAGATGTTACAGATAATTTTGCTGGAAAGTCATTCACAGCAAAGCTTCTTAACCAGCGTGGCTCAGTACTTGCAGTACAAGACTTTGCTCTTTCTGTAAGCGCCCCGGGTACTGACACAATTACCGGAGCTTCTAGAACTTCAGGAAGTACAACCATTACTATTACTACTAGTGCTGCCCATGGTTTGAGCACAGGAAACTTGGTAGTTATTACTGGAGTAGATAGCACCGTAGATAACGCGTACACAATTCTAAGTGCCAACCCAGCAAATACAACCTTTACAGTTACTGGCACTGCTACTACTGCCCTAGCTTTGACTGGATTAACTGGTCAAGTAGAAACAAACGTTTCTAAGGATTACACGTTTACATTCTCCTTAACTAAAGACCAAACTTTACGTTTGGCTGAACGCACCTACTGGTCACTTTCTACTGTGGATGACTTTAGTGGTAATATCATTGAAATCAAGGGCGGAAACTTCTTCACTGTTCGTTCTAGTACGGTGATAATTTAATGTCTCCACTGCCGTTACCAGAAAAAGATATCGCCCTTCTTCAGCAATACACTGAAGAAGTAGTTACCCCACCTCCTGGATATACAGACTTAAACTTTGGTACTCCAAATGAAGAAGCTAATCAGGTAATTGATATTACACTTCTTCCTGGAGTTCCTGGGCAACGAGGACCTAAGGGAGATACTGGACCACAAGGAGCAACTGGACCTCAAGGACCTTCTGGTCAATCGTTTACCTATACACCATCAGATGCTAGAACTACATGGACAATTACCCATAACTTGGGCTTTAACCCTAACGTCACTGTCTCGGATTCCTTTGGCACTGAATACTTCGGGCAAATTTCGTACACTAATAGTAACTCCCTAACTTTAACTTTTTCTCAAGCAGTGTATGGAACTGCTTACTTATCTTAAGGAAAAACAATGGCTAAATCGTATTTAACGGACATTAACCTAAACAATAACGTCCTTCTTAACGCCAAGATTCAAGCGTGGGGGTCAGCACCTACTGGAACTACTAACCCTAATGGTTCAGGGACTGCTGTTGCTGGTCAACTTTCTTCTTATCTAGGTGCTCTCTATATCTTTAATGGCACTGCTTGGGTTCAGGTAGGTAACGCCCTTAGCGACAGCACCAGCACCACTAGTAGCACCACAGGTGCATCTTCTACTGCTGTTAAGGCTGCTTATGACTTAGCAAATGCTGCTTTGCCAAAGACTGGTGGAACCATGACTGGTTCTGTGTCATTTGGAAGTACTAATGGTACTAATGGAAATGGAATTACTGGTCTTAATGACCCTTCTGGAGATTACGATGCTGTAAACAAGAAGTATGTAGATACCATTGCCGCTGGACTAAATGCTCACCCTGCAGTTAACTATGCTACTACAGGTGCCCTAGGTACTACTGGAAACCTTGTTGGTGGAACCATCACCACTACCTATTCAAATGGAAGTTCTGGTTCTGGTGCAACACTAACTTTTGCTACTTCTTCTAACTGGACTGCTATTACAATTGATGGTCAGCCACTTACTGCTGGTGACCGTGTTCTTATTAAAAATCAGGGTGGTACAACTTCAAACCTACAGAATGGTATCTATACAGTAACTACTGTAGGTGCTGTTGGAAACACCACTTCATTTGTATTTACTCGTGCTCTTGATTACAACTCAACTCCAGAAGTTGCTCCTGGTGACACTACCTATGTTTTGGCTGGTGACAAAAATGGTGGAAACGGGTTTGTTCAAACTGCTGTAATTTCTGCTATTGGTACTACCGCAATTGCATGGTCTCAATTTTCTGGTGCGTCTACTACTCTTGCTGGTAATGGTTTAGTAACTAATGGTACTAATCCTAACCAAATTGACGTTGCGTCTACAACTCTTACTGTAGGTTCTAACGCAGTTGATTTAGCCACTGTCTCTCAAACAAACACTACAACTAGCACATCTGCTACATCATTTGTATCTGCACACACTGTTGACTCTTATGGTCGTGTAACTGGTACAGTATCTGGTGCTGTGCCATTTACTGCTCTAGGTACTTCAACCTCTACCGCTACTGCTACCGCAGCATCTGGAACC